TATACTTCTTTTCCACCAAATGAATAAATATCCCAAATTGGTCCAGTAAATGCGTATTTTAAATATTCTTCTGATATAAGGGAAGAATTCTGTGTATATGTAATCCAATCATTGTCTCCGCTAACACTAGCGATTTCATACATTGCCTTATCTATATAAGTTGGATTTGTTTCATTTTTTACATAGTTAAGTCTTGTAAAGTAGTGTACATTATCCTCTGTTTTTGAATATACATGCCCTGCATCTGTCATAACAAGTTTTCCAGCACGTAGTGCATTAGTTACTGCTGAATATGCGCCAGTATGATATTTAACAATTTCAATCGGTTTGTGCTGTATAAACGTAGCAGAACTACTATCGGTTTCTGCCCAGTCTGATTGTTGAGGATTTACTGCAAAGTCATATGTCGTTGTATTACTTGAGTAATCATAAGTATCTGAAATTTTTAATGAATGATCTTCAGATTGTAACACAATTTTTTCACCGGTTCCGCCGCCGCCATTTACACCAATATTAAATGTTCTAGTATTAGTCTGTGCATCATACGCAGATGTAATATTAATTGAATTATCCTGTGATTCTAAAACAGTATTTTCGCCAGTTTCACCGCCTACTACATCAAGTGTAAATGTTTTCGTATTTGTCTCGGTGTTAACCGATGACTGAATATCGATTGACTCATTTGGCGATGTCAATTCAATATTATTAACTGTCGTTTTAATTGTCAATGTTCGTGCTTGTTCATCTTTTGCAAGATTAATTCCTGTGCCTTCAACAAGATTTAAACGATTATCTTCTGCCATATTCTGAAAATCCTCAAATAAAAATGCAAAGGCTTAACCTTTGCACTTAGTTAAAACCTGTAATATTTATAGTTTAGATGTCGTTGAAATCTTTTGAGCCTGTACGGACTTCAAGAATATCAACCAATGTTCCTAAAGTCTTTCCATTAATTTCGGTAACGAGCTCAATTTCATCGGCTGTAGCTATATCATTCTCTAACAGGCGATTATATGCTTCTTCGTAGTCCATAAATTTCCTCCATATAGGTTTTATATGCTTTATATATGTGAGAAAATTCAAAAAATCTGCAAAAAATAAATGCAGGCATATAGCCTGCATTTATGAAGATTTTCGGAAGTTTAAGACATCCAGAATTCACCCTGAGTGCTTTCGAGACGAATCTGTTCAACGCATGCATCATATTCTTCCTTATAGCTGGAATAAAGGCTATCTGCGTTCAACTGACCGCCACCTGCAATCGTAATGGAATATTTCCTGAGGAAATTACACCATCTCATACCAGCCATGGCAACTACGAGCTTTCTAAACATAATGTCGTTAAAGATTTTAACAGAACGCTGGCGCTTATAGACTTCCATAATTCCTCTGACCGGGTGTCGAGGAGATGGCCAGATAGACAATTCCTTTTCTTTTTCGTTATAACGTACCTGGTAAGACTCGCCGAAATCAATCTTAGCCTGTTCAAGCCACATCAAAGCAGCGTTCCAGGAACCAAGAACATCGCCGAAACCAGAACTGTTACCGTAACAAGCACCACGATAGATTGTCGAGCTGTTCATGCTCATTACGGAATCATAAAGGGCATTATGCGGCAAAGTGAACAATTCGTTAATATCGCCAATCCATGAAGCAGTCTGGAAATCTACAACACTTTCTAGTTCTTGACAAATCTTATAATGAGTCTGACCAGGAACCAGTTCCATAACCAGATAGTCACGATAGTTACCCATACCGTAATAATAACGCTGAACATAACGAACCGCGTCGCCGATGATATAATTCAACTGTTCATCACTGATTTCGATACAGATAACAGGAGAACCAAGCATCATCTTGATGTAGTTTCTCATCTGCGCCATATTCTGAATTTCTGTAGACATCCTAACCGGGTCACAGTTCGGCGACGGAGGCGGAGGTTCTACAGGACGAGGTCTCGGCGGGCCAGGCGGGAACGGACTAGGACCAGGAGGCATAGGAGGTCTCGGGCCAGGTCCAGGAGGAACAGGTTTTAAACGACCGCGATCAGAAGGAGGCGGAGGCGGTACCGGCGGCGGAAATCCGACCGGATCTCTACCAGGTAATAAATTTTCTTCTATAATTTCGTTATCTAATGCCATAGATTATTTATAGTTTTACTAAATTCCGAGAATTTGTTTCAAACGTCTGACATCTTTATTCAGAACGATTTCTTCAATTCTGGTAACAGTGCCAATATATTTGATATTGCTCGGCGGAATATTCTGCGTTACATATCGCGCTGGGTTTTCAGGACCGTATTCCTGGTCAAAATGTGTCTTAAGACCTTGTGGAAGTCGAATCAGATACATATACATTCCATATCCAGATGCGTTAAGACCACGAAACAGGCTTCTGAATGTTCCAATCAATCTTGATTCGAAATTCTTGGAAGATTTCATAAGATTTCCAGAAATATCTTCGAGCTTCCATAAATAGACACGCTTATTCGGATATAGAATTCCGCGTTTCATAGTACCGGATATATCAATTTCCGGGTCTAACGAATCCTTTGCGATTAATCCGGTAGATTTAATTTTCGACGGACCCGCCTTGGTAATATGCAGATATAGATTGCTGAAATATGCGCCGGCGACATCGTAGAAACCTTCATCATAGCCGTTAAGTTTCAGAAGACTGACCTTGTTACCGCGTATGAATGATATATACCAGCCATATTTCTGAATCATCTTATCGAAACCTGACATCTTCATTCCGTGTTCTTCTAGTTCTTCCAATAAAGAATCACGGTCAATGAAAATACTGGCGACACCGTAATTGTGTTCCGGTTCCGACAGATAATTGATTAGGAAATCGTCGTTATTATATAATACATCTCTGAGCTTGTAGCCAGGAATACATTGTTCTAGGAATTCATTTAATCTCATGCATTATTTATAAGAAAACCAGATAATTCCCTATTGTTAACTTTACGATTTACATAATATTTTCTATATTGTAGTCATGGTTGCAAGAATGCACCCATTAAAGAGGTTAATTATGAATATCAGTTTAAATTCAGGTACTTACGTCATGAACTGTAAGACCGGTAAGGCATATAAGATTGCCACAGACACTATCCAAACACGAAACCGCCGTCAGTTGACTGGAATGGAAATCCGTCGCCCGAGAGTAACTCGTGCTTCTATTTACAGTCTTCGTAAGCTTTCAGAATCTGAAGGCAAGCTTTGCTATGAAGCCGAACGTATCATGCGTGGCAAGCATAAGCGTACAGATAATGACCGTGCAATCCTTCATGCATGGCGTGAACTTCGTAAGAAGATTGTCAAGTAATTAGTAAGATACCGGCTATGGACTGTTATTTCATTAACAATTTAAACTTGCCCTATACGGATAGGGTTCGTAAAGGAGAACTTTACGATAAGTTTATTGATGAATATTTCGTCCCGGCAGATTTCGTCTGCATTGCCGGAGGTATATCGGAATTCGACGAGATTGAGTCCTCGTTTTTAATACGCCTCGCTCAAAAGTATAGGGGCGTATTTTATGTTTATGGTGGTTGTGATATGAATTCCGATATACCGCTTGCTAATAAATTTGAAAATGTCAAGAATAGGCTTCGCTGCCCGCAAAAAACCAAATGCAGTCCTGTCAGACTCGATGGAACCTGTACGGAACGTTTCGGTATTAATATCGGCGGCGCTATGGGCTTTTCAATGCAAGAAAAAATTTCCACATGGAAGTGGTGGACGGACGATAAAATAAGTATATTTAGCGATGAAGTTGAACGAGTGAATAAGGTTATAAATACTACACCGATTCCTAATATTGTTATTACATACTATCATCCTGACGAAATGAATATTGATTATTCTGATATAAATATTTGGCATTACGGCAACAGTTCTGAAAAGAGCATTATGGAAAAAGACGGAAAAATTTTATTGACCAATGATTGCCGTGCAAATTTTGCTAAATTTAATAAAGAAGATTTCCTATTAAAAGTATAGAGGTAACTAATGAAAGTTGTCGACTTTAATATTTTAGTCGAAGAAAATACGTCAATTAACAAGCTTGTTAGTGGTGGACTTGTTTTGCCGAATATCGGTACTTTGCCGATGGCTTATGGCCGTGTGGTCGGTATCGGTACTGGCCGTGTAAATAAGAAATTCAATCAGCATGTTTCTGTAAATCTTAATGTCGGTGACCTTATTGTTTACAATCCCGGTGTTGCTAAGCCGATTAAGCTTAAGAATGCTAAGTCTCCGGTTTTCAAGATGAAGCAGAATGAAGCTATTATGGTTCTCGAAGAAGATGGTGAGAACAATGTTGTCGGTGTAAAGAAAGTTCTTCAGAATTATATGCTCGTCAAACGTACAACCGATGATAAGGTTTCACTTGGCGGTCTTGTCATTCCTGAAATCAAGCGTTCTATCGATAATATTTCCGGTACTGTCTTTATGCAGGGTCCAGGTACTTATGATCCTGAAACGAATACCGTTGTTCCGTGTCATTGCAACATTGGCGAAAAGGTTTCATTTGCTGAAATGAGTTCCATTCAGATTACGCTTCCGATTAAGGGCGCTGATGGTAAGGTAACAAAGGAAAAATTTTACGAAGTTCCGGATTCCATGGTAGACTTCGTATTTGATACAGACGAGAAAGGAAATATGAAATCTATTATCAAGATTAAGGATAAGCACGTACTCGTTACGCGTGATTCTAGTGAAAAGAAGACCTCTGCTGGCATTTATGTGCCGGAACTCGATACTGAAGGCCATTTGGTTGAAGCAGAAGTTATTTTTGTCGGTGACGGTGTTGAACATTCTAAGGTCGGTGACCGTATAGTCTATATTGACGCCAAGGAAAATAATAAGGAATTCAAGATTCCTGTTAAGACTGCCTCTGGATTGTCTAGTAATAAGAAGTGCTATATGATTCCGGAAACCGACATTGAGGCATATCTGGAAGATGACGAAGCTCTCTAATTTTAAGAAAAATTTAGTGGACGGCATTAAGTCGTCCAAGTCGGTTTTGGCGATTTCTATAACGGGCGCGATTGTATATTCATTCGTTCTTGGCATTACTGGCCTATATGGCGACACAGTACAGAACGCCCTTATATATTTCGTCAAAAATATCTTGCCATATCTAGGCATAGCTTTCGGTTATTTCCTTGTAATCTTTATCCCTATCAGGGTAATGCAAGCCAAGGAACGTAACCGTCAGGAACTCAATAACTATATAAATGAACAAAAACTTCAAGAGCATACTGATAACGAAAAAGAGCTACAGCAAAAAATTCTTGAAGCATTAACTAAAGAGGAAACCATATGATTAATGGTCAGACACTTGAAGAGGAAATTAATAAGCCCAAGCATTACCGTTCACATGAATCTGGAATTGAAGCAATCGAGGTTACTCGCTGGCTGAACTTCGATTTGGGTAATTGCTGGAAATATTGCATGCGTTATCGTGATAAGGGTACTCCTAAAAAGGATTTGGGAAAGGCTGTTTGGTATCTTAATGATTACAAGGAACATTTCATTGATTATAAGAATGATTCTGTAATCATGCATAAGATTCCAGAAGAAGTCATTTCTAAGATGATTGCTATTTCCGAAGCTGAACCGCGTGAAGAAATCAAGCGTGTATTTGAGCTTTTGATTATGATTACGACTCAGAACTGTGTTCTGGATCCTAAGCTTTACGATAGGACTGGGTACGAACTGGAACAGTTTGCAAATAGTCTGTAATTGGTGGTTATCATGGAAATTACAAAGGTAAAAGTTTACCCGTATAAAAAGAAGTTCCATGATGTGGTTGGAGTCGGGCAGGTTACATTCGATAACTGCCTGCTCCTTACCGGCCTTGAACTTATTATCAAGGACAATTTCAGATATGTGCGTTATCCACGAAATATGAATAACAAGCATAAGCTTTGTTTTTGTCAGCCGTTGAACAATACATTGAAGCAGACAATCTGCAATGAGCTCTTTGCTGCTTATGACGATATTAAGAACGGTAATTTTTATGATTCCGCAATTAAGGAAGTTTACGATGACTGGCAGCATAAAGTAGCAACTGAAATACTACATCAAGCTAACAGTGTTGAAACTTGTGCTGTTGCCGTAGGCGATAGTGTCGGTCCCGAAACGGATAATACTGAAACATTAGTCGTTGAAGGAGAAACCGATGGCGAAAAAGCACAAACCGTTTAATATCCCGCCTCTCTTTAAGAGAGATAAGGATTTACTTTCAATTGCGAATGATCCGAAAAAGTTCGCCGCATTGAAGGATGTTATCGACAGTGCAGCTAAAATTTCGGAAAAATTGGAAACTTGTAAGACTCTGCAAGAATGGTTTGCTATAGCGGAAACCAAATTGCCGGATTTTGCTAATAAAACTGAATTCACTAAAAAACTGGAAAAATTGGTATATGAATATTCAAATGAATCAGAAAGAAGTGACCCCGCTTAATGCTGTAAAAACCGTTTATGCCTCTGTAATCGAAGATGTTTTTGAACATTTTGACGACTATGCCAAAGTTTTCATAAAAAACTACGACGATTATAACGAAGAAGAAAAGAAAGCTATTTGTCTCAAGAACATGGACTTGAACAAGAAAATTAATACTTTTTTAGGGAAGAATAATCTTGTATGAATTTCGAAATAGGTCATTTGTATAAGGATTCCCGAGGTAATAAGTATATCTTGTTATCCAGAGAAAGGGATGTTGGTGTTTTTAATTTCAATAAAATCACTAAACGATACCGCATTATCAAATATTGCGGTGTCGAAGCAGCAATTTCATTCGGTAAGGTTTTATTCAAAAGCGCTAATATTGCGCCGCAGGATGATCCTGAAATCGATAAGCCGAAACAACCAACAGTTTATAAGTTGAACAACAATAATGAAAGGTATTTAGATGTCCTTAAAAGCCACATTAACTAAGCGTAAGTATAAAAAAGTCCGTAATGATGAAATTCAGGAACCGGTTGAAAATCCGGATATGCCTGAAAATCCGGAGAATCCGAATGAAGGCGAAGGCCAGCCGATAAATCTTGCTGAACTCGGTAACTATTTTGATATGGCCCGTAATAATTATTTCGAAGCCAACCGCGTTATCTTTATGACAGGTCCGGTTACTTGGGAATTGGGTATTCATATTATTCAAAAGTTGTGTTTCTATGACGACGGTACAAAGCGTCCGATTACGATTTATATTTCGTCTCCTGGTGGCGAATGCGACGTTGGATTTGCAATTATCGACTGTATCAATAAGTTGAAGTCTAAGCATATTGAAGTTAATACTATTTGTATCGGACCGTGTAGTTCTATGGCGTCTGTCATTCTCGCATCTGGTACAATTGGTCATCGCTATGCTTTCCCGAGCTCCCGTATTATGATTCATCAGGCCGGCATTACTGAAGTCGGTGGCAAGCTTGACGATATAAATATTATCCAGCATGAATTGCAGGTTTGGACAGATACGATGAATAAGATTTTTAAGAAGCAGACTGGCAAGAGCCTCGATGAACTTAGAAAGCTTACCTCGTATGACAACTATATGTCTGCCAGCGAAGCAAAGAAGCTCGGTATAATTGATAAAATTTCAGCAAAGATGATTTAATGGAAGAAATATACAATAACATTGTTGAAGCTGAAGAAAACCTAGAAGAAGTGTTTGATGGTCTCGGAAACAGGGCATTACAGGATTATTATGCCCTGTTTATTTCTGAAATGGCTTACTGCGGCTATATCACCATCACACCTTCTTTTGCAGGTAAGATATATGTAAATATTCTTAATACTACTATGACCAATGTCGATGAATATCTTACAAAGATTTACGATTTTCTTTTTGATAAGATGGTCAAGACATTAGAAAAGGAAGAACTGAATGAAACCGGAAACGCCTGAGTTAAATAATATTTTGAAATATTTACATGATTTGGCCATGCATGATAAGCCAAATCCTCTTCAGTCTATTGTTGATTTTGTGACATCTGAGAAAGCACAGCAAGTATTCGAAAAGGTTCTCGATTCAATTGTTGCTGATGGCTGTCCAGATTATTATACGTACTTTACTTCTGACGAAGGTATTGATAATCTTTTAAAATTAAAAGATACTGACAATGAAATGTATTATAAGGCTATAATATATGGAACTGCCCTAATCAACACTTTGACTAGAATTCTTGAAATGCCGTTCGTCGTTGTAATGACTCCAGAAGATTTGTCTAAAACATATTATATAAAGCTTACTACCAAAACTGAGGAATAATCTTTATAAATATAAAACGGTATAAATATGAGTGATTTTTTAGACTTTTATAAACGAGAAGAACAAAAACGTTCGATGACTGAAGAACAACAGCTTGAGCTGCACAAAAAACAAAAAGCACTCCAGGCAAAGCGTTTCGAAATGGACGATGATGATTTCTACAATGAAACCATCGACGAATCTGAAGAAACCGAGGATGAATTCAATAACGAATACGATGATGAATATGATACCCGAATTAACGAAGGTACTCGTATTCCATATCGTCCAAATCGTCCGAAGACTGTACCGCAACGTAGACCTGCGCCGATTCCTGAACCTGAACCAGCGCCAGCGCCTATGCCAAGGCCTCGTCCGCGTCCTCGTCCTATACCGCAACCGGCTCCTATTCCGGAAGAAGAACCGGAAGAAGAACTGTATGTCCCGCCTGTTAATAAACGTCGTGAACCGCGGATTACAGAATCAAGTAACAATCCAGCTTTATCAAAGGCATATGTGATGATGAATGAAATGCAGAAGAAAATTGAAACTGCATTTTATCGTTATGGTATGTCCGGTCTTGAAAAGATAAATAAACATCTTGACCAGATCTTTGAAGCAATTGTTCACCCGAAGCCGAAAGAAGTTATTAAGTATGTGGAAAAGCCGGTAGAAAGAATAGTTGAAAAGCCAGTATATAATCCTGTTCCTCCGACTAATGAATCATACGAAACCGCTGTTAATGGAGAACTTGAAAATAATAATGAGCAGGTACTTGAGCCTGAGTCTATCGAAATGCCGAACGATGAACCGACTGCATCTTTAAACCAACAGTTCATCAAGATGAACGAAATGGCGGATTCCAGCTTACTTAGTGATGCTCTTCTTTGTCAAAATGAAAAGCAATCTAAGACCGCCAATACTAAACTTGCACAGATAGAAGCTAATGCACAACTGCTACGAGAAAAAATGGATGCTGCTACAAGTCAAAAAGTCAAACAGCTTGAGCCGCATGCAGAACAGCTCGTAGAAAACGACAGCATAACTCCTAGTGAAGACTTAGAAATTGTCGACGATCCTGTAGTCGACGCCCCGGTTGAAATTGTCAAGGCACCGGAAAAATCTACGAAAACTACTAAGAAACGAACAAAGAAAAAATAAATAATGAAGAAGAAAGACAAAAAAGGTCCTAAAAAGCCTAAAGACGGAATCTTCGTAGATGGCACAGTTCTTGAAGCGCGAGCCAACGCGATGTTTGACGTGAAACTTGACAACGATTTTGTCGTACTATGTACAATATGCGGTAAAATCAGGATAAATCGTATTAAGATACTCCCTGACGATAGAGTTCAGGTGAAATTATCAGAGTATGACTTGTCTAAAGGTATAATTGAGTATAGATATGATTCCAGAGTACAAACACGATAAAAATAAGCCGATTGACATAGAGTCAGCTCTCGAGGGAATGCCCGAGATCGCTCAGCAAATTGCACAACAGGATGCTTGGTCCCAATATGAACAGGCGCCTGATTTATCGGATATTCCGGAAGAATATCAAAAGTTAATTCCTGAAAATATCAGGAAGCAACAAGAAGATACTCGAATCTATAATATATGGTTAACTAAAAGATAAATGGAGAAAAAACTATGACCAGTAATGCAAATAACTTTAATGATGCTATTGACTCGGAAGATGTCCTTGTTAATTCTATCCGTGCTATCAAGCAGTTTATTCCGGCTCGTCTTGACGAAGTTAAGAAGACCGCTGTTCCTGAAGCAAAGATTGAATTCAAGAACGGCTATATGCAGGCTATGTCTGATATTGCCGCATTCATTAAAGCTCTTCACATCTAATTGAGGAAATTCTCAATAAAAAATGGCACGGTCTCATGGACCGTGTTATTTTTCTATATTTTATGTAAAATATATAGGTGGTATATATGGCAAAGATAGGTTTTAAAAATTGTTATTACGATAGGATAAAGAATAAGATATTACTAAAGGAACAAGGCTCAAGAAATTGGGACACATATGATTATAGGCCTTGGTGTTATGTCTCGGATCCTACCGGAAAATCGAATATTACTGATATTTACAAGAATCCAGTCAAAAAATTCCCGTATACTAAAAAAGAACAGATTGAACCGCATAAGATGAGTGCAAACTGTATCATTGCTGAATCTGACCTTCGTCCCGAAGTCAAGTTCATGCATGAACGTTATGACTTTGCAAACCTTGAAGTCGATATTAACGACTGGAACATTTGCTTATTCGATATTGAAGTTGCTGGTTCATCTAAATATTATGACGACCAGCCGATTGAAATTCGTAATCTCGACAAACAGATATTCAAGACTGTCGAGCTTTATGATTTCGATATGAAATATCCGAAAGACGATTATGAAGTTTTCGATATAGAGAATAATGTCTGGACTAAATTCGCTAACTCATGTTTCGCGTCATATGAGTTCCCTGCGCCTGAAAAAGCAGACTGGCCTATAAATCTTATTACCTGCTACTCAACTCGCGAAAAGAAGCGCTTTACGTTCGGTTTAAAGCCATATACTGGTGACAAAGACAAGCTTGAAGATACTACTTATGTTTATTGTAGAAGTGAACAGGACCTAATCCGTAAATGGGCTTCCTGGTTTAGGTCTATGGATTTCGATATTATTTCGGGTTGGAACTCTGTCTCATACGATATTCCGTATATCATTAACCGCTGTGAAAAACTCCGTGCAATTACACAGAAGACAATCTATTGGGAAAGAGCTTTGTCTCCTCTCGGAATGGATCCTGTCAAGCATGAAATTCGTGATAGAAAACTCGAAGGTGTTGATCTCGGCGCTACGTTTGAAATTCCGGGTCTTTATTCTATAGACTTTATGGAATTG